TGGTTTATGACGGATATAGTTTAATTCAGGGTACTTTGAACGATGTATCTACAGATACTATCTATACTGTGAGTGTTACAAGAGCTAACTCATACGGCTCTAGTATCGGTACTTTTGAGATACAAGCTACAGACGTCCCTCCTGTACAAACTAATGATACAGCTTGGACTAAGGCTTTAGATTTTTCAGGCTCTAACGAACACGCTCAACAAGTGGGGAATAACTCTAACTATATGCCTATAGCTATGGACGGACTCTCTGCAACAGCAGCAGCTCCTTCAGTATCAGGTAATACTAGCGGGGATTTTTACTCAAGACCTTTTGCTACTGCAATAGTATTTAAGATTGACGGTAATAACTCTAATCAACACATATGGAATCAAGGCGAAGGCTCAGGCTCTAGCGATGATAATATCTATGTTAGATTATCAGCTAGCAAGAATCTCTATTTCGGTTGGGGTAGAGATAGCGCGTTAAATGAATGTCAAATAACATCAGGTGGAACGCTAGCTACAAATCAATGGTATGGGCTTTATATAGCTCACAATGGGACTAGGCTTTCAGGGAGTAATGCCACAGCTTCAAACTTAGCTGCTGCTTTTGATATAAGGTTAATGAGCTCCTCTGACAGCTTTAACTCACTAGGCTCTAACCTGTCAACGTCAAGCACTTGGCTTAATACAGGCGATAGAATGGATAGAAGTGTAATCGGTAATTTTACTATTGGAGGACGTGGAGCTAATAGAAACTTTCACGGAAAAGCAGCTAGTTTTGTAGCTACAACTTTAAGAATTAATCAACCTATGCCAACAGACGCTGAGATTGAGTTAATGATTACTGACCCTACTAAATGGCTATCTGACTATAAACAAGGAAATTCATTTAGAGTTGCTTATGGTCAAAACGAACAAACTTTTATAAATGGAGCTACTTATCAGAGTAATTCTGTGTTAGCTACTCAAGTTTGGTTAATGGGAGACGGAGCAAATGACAGCTACTCTAATATGATTAGAAATCAGGTTATGTCATTAGACCAAAACTATACAAAGCTACAGCTTAATAGTATGGTGTCTAACGATATACAGACTGTAAGTATCAGTGGCCTTAGTTAATTGTTTTTAAATAAAACACTATGGCAATAATAAAGGCTAAATACAACAACTTAATTAGACCTTATATGCGAACAGTAAAACAGGGGTTTGGTTCTCTTTACGGAGGGAATCAAATCTCTGATGTTACTAACATAGAAGATAAAAGAACAATAGAAAACGAAAACGAATCTAACTTCCCTAACTAATGGCAATAATTAACACAGGCGCAATAGAGCGCAATATAACAGGAGTAAACGAATCAGAAACTTTCACGCAAGACTCTAGGACTAATTTATTACCTTATTCAGAACATTTTAACTTTTGGACTAGTAACGAAGTAACAACACAAAGAGGGTTTTTAGCACCTGATGGAAGCAATAACGCTACAAAAGTTGTTTCTAATGGTTCAAATTCTTATATCGCTAAAAGCAGTGTGGCGTCTGGTAATTATGCAAGAACAATTTACGCGAAAACAGTTAGCGGTAGTGGCACTTTACAGTTATTATCTCACAACGCAAACACAAACAATATTTTCACAATTACAGAAAATTGGCAAAGATTTGAATTAAATTCAACAACACAAATTCCATTAAATTTCTATGCAGTAGATTTTAGAGGTTCTTCAACATTAAGCGAGGTAATTATATGGGGCGCACAATTAGAAGAAGTCTCTGAGGCAACTGAGTACATTCCAACAAGTGGCTCACCTGTAACTATAGACAACAACTCTACTTCAACAGTAACTAACACAGGCGCAGTAGAAAGAGGAATAGAAGCTTCTCACGATGCTAACTTTGTACACCCTATAGGAGATGAGGAGCTAGTTTCGGACATAGACACAGACTTATCTAACTCGCCTGCTTTTGCTTTTGCTATATCTCAGGAATTAGGCTTATCAGTAGGAGAAACATATATTGTAAATTACGAAATTTATAACCATACCCAAGGAGAAATAATAGCAAGATTAGGCTCTAGTTTAGGTATTCAGAGAGGCTCAAATGGAGTTTACTCTGAGGAATTGACAGCTCAGTCTACCTCATTGATATTCCAGCCTAGGTTTAACGGGTTTAGCGGAGCAATAAGAAACGTATCAGTCAAAGAAGTCTTAGTAAACAGAGAATCTACAGTCACCAATACAGGAGCGGTAGAGAGAGAAATAGAGGCTTCTCACGACGCTAATTTTGTGCATCCTTTAGGAGATGAATTGATTACTAATGGAGGCTTCGATTCGGATAGTGATTGGAGCAAATTCGGCTCTTGGGCTATATCTGAAGGTGTCGCTAGTTTTGATAGTAGCTTATCGGGTGCGGCTAATATAATACAAGACATTGACAGCTTAGAGTCAGGTAAAAGCTACAGGCTTAATTTTGATGTTTTAGAATCTAACGGACTTAATATCCTTTATAGGCTAGGGGTAGGAACGCCTTTTATCACTCTAGCACAGGTGCAGTCTAATACGAGTTATTCTCTTAATGTACCCTTCTCGTCGACTACTAAAAAACTATTCTTAAGAGGCTCTAGTTCATTTACAGGTTCAATAGACAACGTATCACTAAAAGAGCTATTAGTAAACAGAGAATCTACAGTTACAAACACAGGAGCAGTTGAGAGAAACGTGTCAGGAATAAACGAATCAAATACTTTTTAAAATACTGTAAAATATTGTTTTTAAATAAAGTATAACCCTTAAAATTAAATCCCTATGGCAAACGCTAAAGAAACCCTAGAAAAGATTGCGAAGGCAATCGGAATTGTCACAGATAACGTAGCTGAAACAGTAAAGGAAACTGTTGAAGACGTTGCTGAGAATGTCGGAGAAGCTGTTGATAATACTGTTGATGCAGTAGAGGAAACAATCGAAGACGCAAAAGAAACTATTGAGGACGTTATTGACGACGTGAAAGAAGTCGTTAGTGATGTAGTTGAGACAGTAGGAGAAGCTATTGAAGATGCAGGAGAAACTGTGAAAGAAGTAGCTGAAGCTATTGACCCGACACCTCAAATAGATAGAGTGAAGGAATTAGAGAGTCAGATTGACGAACTTAAAAACATCCTTAAAGAAGCTCTAGAAACGAAAACGGAGGAAGTAGTGCCTGAGCTACCTGTTGATGACAAAGGCTTAACTCACTCACCTGAAAAGGCAGTTGAGAAAAAAGCAGTTAAAATCAGCAAAAAAGGTGGTAAAAGCATTATAGATAACGTATTTAAATACATAAACAATTAATAATTAATTTTAAACATTTTTAAAAATGGCAACTACAACAAGTATAACAACTACTTACGCAGGTGAAAAAGCTTCAGGATTTATTGCTGCTGCTTTATTAAGTGCTCCAACTTTAGACAAAGGTGGTATCACTGTTAAGCCTAACGTAAAATTCAAGTCAGTAATGCAAAAATTAGCTGTTGGTGATATTATCGCTGATGCTTCTTGTGATTTTACTGCAACGTCTACAGTTACTTTAACTGAGCGTTACTTACAGCCTGAGGATTTCCAAGTAAATCTTGAGCTTTGTAAAAAAGATTTCGAATCGGATTGGCTAAGCATTGAGCAAGGTTTTTCTTCTTTTGATTCTTTACCTTCTAGCTTTGCTGCTTACCTAATCGGACACGTTGCCGCTAAGGTTGCTGCTAAAATGGAAGTTAACATTTGGAACGGAGACGCCGATAACGGTGGTGAATTTGACGGTTTAGTTGAATTGGCTAAAGTTGACGCTGATGTAATCGACGTAACTGAATCAGGAGCTAACGATGCTTCTAACATTATCGGACGTTTAGGAAACTTAGTTGACGCTATCCCTGCTACCATTTACGGTAACGAAGGATTGGCTATCTACATTTCTCAAGCTGATGCACGTTCTTACGTAAGAGCACAAGCTGCTTTAGGTTATAAAGACCTTTACCACGTAGGGCAAACTGCTATGGATTTCGAAGGTATCAAATTATTTGTTGCTAACGGTCTTTCAAGTGGTCAAATGATTGCTGCTGAAAAGGAAAATTTATTCTTTGGATGTGGATTAGAAAACGATATGAACGAAGTAAAACTTATCGACCTTGCAGGGATTGACGGAAGTCAGAATGTACGTGTAGTGATGCGTTTTTCAGCTGGTGTAAACTACGCTATCGGTTCTGAAATCGTACTTTCTCAAGCTTCATAATTAGAGCTTTAATCTAATTAAAATTTAATAGGGTGGTTTAACCGCCACCCTTATTTTTAACTCTTAAAAACTAATAAAATGGCTTGTACATCATTAAGCGCAGGAAGATTAGAAGTATGTAAAGACATCGTAGGTGGATTGAATGCAATTTATTTCATCAACTTTGAAGACGCTACTTACGGAATCGACTCTGAAGGTTTAGCTTCTGTTAACGAAACTACTCCTAACGCATACAAATACGACCTAAGAGGAACTTCTACTTTCGAGCAGAATTTGACTTCATCTAGAGAAAACGGAACTACTTTTGTTGAGCAAACTTTGACAGTTAGCTTGAAAAAACAAGATTCAACTACTCACAAAGAGGTTAAATTATTATCTTACGGACGTCCAAAAGTTTTAGTTGAGGACAATAATGGTAATGTTTTTGTAGTAGGTGCCGAATACGGTGCTGAACTCACAACTGCCGCAACATCTACAGGTGCTGCAATGGCTGATAAAAACGGTTACGAATTGACTTTCGTAGCTTCTGAAAAGACATTAGCTCCTTTCACTACTGAGACTTTGGCTTCTACTTACAGCATTACTGTAGGAAGTTAATAACCAATAACTCTTAATAAAATTAGCCTTTCATTAATTTGAGGGGCTTTTTTTTGCGATATACGTAAAACTTTAATAAGTAACAAAACAAAAAGGATGGTATATTGTTTTTAAATAAAGGCAATAAATGCACTATATAGATAGCAATACGGACTTGACTCAAGACATAACTCTTAATATAAATACAAGAGTAGATGACAGCTCTTTAGTTGACTTAGAACTATATAACGAGAACGAGAATAAGATAGCGTACACATCGACTTCTTTAAGTTTAACAAATGCTGCATATTACCAAACTATTACAGACTCATTTAAAACAGATGGAGCTACTGTATTAGAGAATAAAGAAACTTACACTATTTTACTGCTTCAAGGCGGTGTTGTCGTATATCAAGACAAAATATATGTAGATACTGACAAAGATTTTACTCAGGATTCTACAAGAATGACTGACGGACAATACACATCTAACAGTACAACTAACGATTATGTAATTATATAACTATGAATTTCAATTTAGTAAACTTATCAGGCTATGATATGCCTAAAGCAATAGAAGATAAGCGCAAGGAGTGGGTTGCTTACGGGGAAGATAATAATTATTATTCTTTCTTAATTGACTCTTACTTACAATCAGCTACTAATAACGCTGCAATCAAATCTATATCAGACAACATCTATGGAGAAGGTATCTGTATTGAGGGTAAAGAGAAAGACTCTGCTGAGGTTAAAGAACTAAGACAGTTTATAGGCTCTAGATGTCTTAAAAAGATTATCAGCGAGAGGAAAATGCTTGGTCAGGCTGCTATGCAGGTCATCTATGATAAGGGAGGTAATAATAAGAAGGTAGTAAAGGTTAAGCACTTCCCAATCCACACTATAAGACCTGAGAAAATGGACGCTGAAGGCGTTATTAATAACTACTACTATCACCCTAATTGGAGTGAGATGAAAAGAACTGACGTTCTTAAAAAGATTCCTGCTTTTGGAACATCTACAGAAAAGATTGAGCTTTATATTGTAAAGCCTTATTTGAGTTCTTACGATTACTTTTGCCCTGTTGATTATGCAGGAGCTTTAGCTTACGTTGAGCTAGAAAACGAAATCTCAGACTACTTATTGAACGAAGCTAAGAATAGCTTTTCAGGAACTAAGGTAATCAACTTCAACAACGGTATTCCCGACAATGAAGCTAGAGAAATGATTACAATGGATGTTAAAAAGAAACTAACAGGCTCAAGAGGACAAAAGGTGATTGTAGCATTTAATGAGAATGCAGAGTCTCAGACTACTGTAGAGGATATCTCTCTTAATGATGCACCCGCACACTACGAATACTTAGCTAACGAAGCTATGCATAAAATTCTAGTAGGTCACAGAATTACATCGCCTATGCTCTTGGGTATTAAAGAAAGCGGAAACGGATTAGCTTCTAACGCTGATGAGATTAAAAACGCATCTCAATTGTTTCAATCTACTGTGATAAACAACTATCAAGACGAATTACTAGACGCTATTACTGAGATTATGGAATTGAATGGAGAAGTGCCTGAGTTGTATTTCATTACTTCACAGCCTATTGAATTCACGTCAGAAGACCAAGAGACTGAGTATGATGACAAAGAGCAAAAAGAAGCTCCTGTAAGTAAAGAGGAGGCTAAGAAAGAAGATACTAACTTATCAGCTCACGATTTATCAGTAGACCCTAAATTTATTAAAGACGCATTAGAATTATACAGAGCTTAATTATGAGTAAAGGAGTAAATGGCTTAGTTGACTTACACATCTACCTGGAAAAGGTGGGTGAACTCGTAGACCCTAAAGAGTGGCATTTAGCCGACGCTAGGGTGGATTTAAACGAGTCAGAAGACGAAGATATCGAAGCTATGCTTAATGATACTCTAGACGTCTCTCTAAGTCTTTCAGGAGTTCCTGCTGATAATAGATACAAAGACAGTAAACAGGACTCTAAGCTTATTAAAGTTCGTTATAGATACGCTCAAGGCTCTAAAAGAAACGGAAAGAAAGGTAAGAAATCTAGAGACTTTTGTAGACTAATGAGAGCTACTAAAAGAGTATATAGAAAAGAAGATATCCTACAAATGGAAAGAGACGGAGTTAACTCTGAATTCGGACACAACAAACAACCTTATAGTATTTGGTTACACAAAGGCGGTGTCAACTGCTACGATACTTGGGAGCGTGTTATATACATCAAAAGAACTCGTAAGGACGGTAAGCCTTATGGAGGCTCAGGAATTAGAGGTACTTATAAGAGTACTGTAGGGAATGCTAAAAAGAACGGTTTTGACCCTAAAAGAAACAAATATAGAAATAATAAAAGAGTATCAGAGGCTCAAATAGACAGAGCTGATAAAGGACATCACCCAAGTTACTCACCTAAAAATAAGAAAAAATAATGGCTACAGCTTTATTTATAACCAAAGACGATTTGGTAAGACAGACAGTATTGTCAGGTAATTTAGATTTTGACAAAATAGTACACTTTATAAAAATTGCTCAGGATATTCACGTCCACCAATTACTAGGTTCACGTTTATACAATAAGCTGCAATCTGACATCATAGGAGGCTCTCTATCGGGTAATTACAAGACATTGGTAGAAGACTATATAAAGCCTATTTTAACTCAATATACGCTCTTAGAGTACCTACCATTCAGTCAGTACACTATAAGTAATAAAGGTGTATTTAAAAGCACGTCAGAAAATAGTACACAACCTGATGCTGAGGAGATTGATAAAATGAAAGATGCTGCTAGAGATACTGCTCAACAGTACGCTCGTAGAATGGTTGACCACATAGATTTTAACCCTACATTATATCCCGAATATTTAACTAACAACAACGAAGAGATACACCCGCAAAAAGACATACGATTCGGAGGGTGGCATATATAGAGCTTTAACAAACCATTGAGAGCTATGAAAAAAGAAAACATAGATAATTTTCGCATTACTAGGATGGAGAATGAAATCGAATTCTTCAAAAAGACTACTACAGACTCAATCCAAAATAACGGAAAGAAGATAGATAGAATACTTACAGTTCTAGAAGCTGATGAGTCAATCGGAGAAAGAGGCTTAGTTAAGGACGTTAAGCAGCTAAAAAGAGAGGTTTATAGGCTTAAAGGCATAGCTAATATATATAAAGTCTTAGCGGGTGGTGTGGCTGCATTGCTAACAGGCTTAGGTCTATATTTCAAAAACAGATGAGACTTACTAAGAACTTTACGCAAAGAGAATTCCGCTCTAGAGATGGTGCTAAAATGCCTTTAAATGTGTTAGAAAACATCAAAGAGTTAGCTTGTAATCTTCAAGTACTTAGAGACTTGTTAGGCGAATCAATTAAAATTAATAGCGGTTGGCGTTCAGAAGCTCATAATAAGGCTGTAGGAGGCGTTAAAACATCTCAGCACATACTTGGTAGGGCTAGCGATATAAAGGTAAAAGGAATCGAAACAGATGACCTCTATCTACTTATTGAGTCACTTATAGAGCAAGGTGAAATGAAAGAAGGAGGCCTAGGGTTATATAATTCTTTTGTACATTATGACATTAGAGGTAATAAGGCTAGATGGAACTATAAAAAATAAGATTATGACTGAAGACAAAAAACCTAGATACAGAGATATCCACGGAACTACCAGAGTTGGAGACTTCCTTAGAAGTATTAACTTAGATAAAACTATAAACGTAGTATCTAATTTAATTAGTGGTGATATTAAAGGGGCTGTTGATTCCTTAAAAGACCCTTCTAATGATTTGACACCTGAACAGAGAGAATACGCTTTAAAACTTATAGAACTTGACTTGCAGGATATGAAGGGAGTTTCTCAGAGATGGGCTGCTGATATGGAGTATGGAACAATGCTATCAAAGAACGTAAGACCATTAACCCTTATATTCTTAACGGTTGCTACAGTTACTTTAATAGTAGCTGATTCTAACGGTTATAACTTTAACGTAGGTACAGAGTGGATTGATTTACTTAAATCTCTCTTAATTACTGTATTTATAAGTTATTTTGGCGGCCGCTCATATGAGAAGACTAAACGACTTTAGTAAACATAGCTCAGGCTTAATACATAGAAACTTTTTAATTTTCTTTAATTACTTCACTTCTTATAAGCTTCACTTCTTGGGAGTGTACACTTCTTATAAAGCATTGCTTTTCAACTGATTAGCTTTTACATTAGCTTAGTGTTATTGTAGAAGCTTTTTAATTTTAAAGAAGAGTGGCAAAGTTACAAAAAAAAATCGACAATTCCAAATTTATTTATGATTATTTTAGTCACAACAGAGTAATTTTCTGTTTTTAAATAAAGACCCTATTTAGATTTTTATGCCCGTCACGATTTAGGGGTTTTGAGTGGCGGGTTTTTTTCATTATGGCCAAAAAGAAGACGCTAAAATATTGGAAGACTAAGATTGA